ACGTAGTCGATCAGGGCAGCGAGACCTGCGACGCAGATGCTAAACGCACCGAGCCGGAAGTCGTCTAAAACGATAGAGGCCAGAGCGACGCTAAAGCCCGTGAACACCAAAGCGTTTAGAAAACGAGTCATAGTTAGACCCCCACGGCAGCGAGTGCCGATTCAATGTTGCTGAAATTGTCGGAAGTCGCGGAAGCGATCGGACACTCGCCGAAAGCGTCCTCAGATGCGTACACGCAGACGTTGAAGTTGCCGAACGTCGGATAATCCATGCCGTCGGTGTCGGTGATGACGATGAAGCGTCCATCGTCAAGGGTGAGCGTTAACGCTTGAAAGCGTCCGTCATCGTAAGCGTCAAACTCTGGCAACTCAGCGCGGATGTTGTAGTCGCGCTCATAATTGTTTTGCATTGCTAGGTACCCCTTACAGAACGAAGTCAGAGAGGTTAGAAGCGAACATCACACCCCACACCTTGCCGCTTGCGGTGATGCTGTAAACCGGCTCCATGCGACGACGCAAGCCGTTATAGGCATTGCGAATGTGGCGAACGGCGACAAATTGACCCTTTGCAAGATCGTCAGAGCCGTTCTCTGTAAATACATGAGAAGCGACGCGAGCCGTTTTTACTGACTCGTACTTTTTCGGGTTGGCTTCAAAGTCTGAATGGCTAAACATTGCTAGGTACTCCGTTACGGGTGAGTGACGCGAACCGAAGTGAAGCCTTTGGCGGTAGCAGTCGGCATGATCTTGCTGATCATTTCTTGCGAGATGCTACCTTTAAAGATGACTTCTTCTTCTGTGCTGTTAGGCGAAATACCGTAGACAACGGTGAAGATACGAGACGGCATAAGGCTTGCCGTCATCGTTTTGTTTGCACCGTGATATACAAATGTGGCTGATGGCATTGCAGTTGCTCCGTGTTACCTGGTAGTTGTCTGTCAACAAATCCTTTATAACCTAGCCATCTAATCATGTAAAGGATTATTTTACGAAAGATAGTATCCCTCGATGCTATGTATTTGTGAGAGTGTCAGTAGAAATGTCGGTAGCGAAAAGGCTAAAAGTTGCTGTGACGTAAATGGCTGAAAAACAAGGCTTAAAGGATAGTGTTAGTAAGTAGTAAAGAGTCAATCAACAAAATCGAAAAAGAAATGATGTATAGAAACTATGTTTAGAAAAATGACTACGTACTGACATTACTAACAGACACTCTCTCTGTTACGGCTTCTCTCTCCCTTTGTTGCATCCACGCAACACTCACTGTTGCATCTACGCCACATCCAGGTCATGTTGCACAAACGCAACGTGTTGCATCTACGCAACATAACGTATTGCAAACGATTCTCTTACGCATAACGATAACCATTCGCGTCTAGGCTTGTGGTACACGCACAACAGGGTGTTGTGGCAAAACAACAGGGGGGGTGGGGCATGGCGTTGGCCGGTCACGATTACGATGCCCTCACAAAAACTTTTTAATTTTTTTTATTAACGCTCTTCGCTAATAAACCTTTTACCGTTATCCTTTATTAGCAACGTCTGACCAGATGCGCTGGTAGCGACCGAGAGGTAACTGAAGCAGCCCGCAAGGGATGCACCATCTAAGGCACTAAACGTATCCCTAGACGCTTCCGCCTCGGCACACAGGCTCCACGGTTGTTGGAGATCGCGGCCTCCCGGCAGGATCACCCTGCACGTTGCTTTCTCCTCGCCAAACCTTCTGTTACAGTCTCGGTATGCCGATACAGATGTCTGAGGCAGAGTGGTTAGAGTTTGCTGCCAAGGCTTTGGTGTGCCGATCTTGCTTCTGGGCTGCTGAAGTGACTAAGGTTGCTGAAAAGGTCTGGTGTGCCCATGCCACCCACCACGGATGGATGTCTGACGTTCCCGCCTGTTCTGGCAAAGAGTTCCGGTATGAACCTCGTAACAGAATCCTTTAAGTCCATTCCTTTTGCGCCTCGTGAACTGAAGGCATCGCCGGAGGTTCTGCAAAAGATTTACGACGCCGCTAAACTCGGGCTGAAGGGTGATGCCTTGGCCTTTGCGGCTGGGTTGTTGCCCGTCGAGTACCGTAGACTCTGCCAGTTAGATAACGCGGCTGCGGTCGCTGAGGGGAAAGGTCGTGCGGACTCTGAGGTTGAGGCGGCGACTCAATTGCGCTCTGCCGCGCTTGAGGGAGATAGCAAGGCAGCCCTCGCCCTGCTTACCCACCTTCACGGATGGGTCGCCAAGCAGCAAGTCCAAGTTGATATCAAATCCCAGATTAGTATTGTCGCCGCGCTGCAAGAGGCAGAATCTCGCGTCTTGGCGGGCCGCGTATTTGACGCTACACCGGATCAATTAGCGCATGAGGCTACTGAGCCGCTAACCCTGAAGGACGAACGTGCAACAGCCGATCTATAGCCCCGAAGAAGAAGAGTTGCTGATGAGCAAACTCTGGTCGCCCGTGATTAAGGACGACCCAGAGGCCTTCGTGCTACTCGCTTTCCCTTGGGGCCAGAAAGGTACGCCTTTAGAACACTTCAAGGGTCCGCGTAAGTGGCAGCGGGAAATCCTGCGCGACATCGCCGCCCACGTAGCCAAGAATAAGACCGCAACCTCTTACGAAGTCCTGCGTATGGCTACGGCTTCGGGTCGCGGTATCGGTAAGTCTGCGCTGGTGTCGTGGCTTATCCTCTGGATGCTGAGTACGAGGATTGGCTCAACGACCATTGTGTCGGCTAACTCAGAAGCGCAGTTACGCTCGATCACATGGGCAGAAATTACTAAGTGGGCAGCGCTCCTCATCAATTCGCATTGGTTTGAGATTAGCGCCACCCGCGTGATGCCTGCTAAATGGCTTGCCGAACTCGTTGAACGTGACCTTAAAAAAGGTACGCGCTACTGGTCCGTTGAGGGTCGCCTGTGGTCCGAAGAGAACCCCGACTCGTATGCCGGTGTCCACAACTTTGACGGCGTTATGGTCATCTTCGACGAAGCCTCCGGTATCCCTGACCCTATCTGGTCGGTGACGGCAGGCTTCTTTACGGAGAACACTCCGCACCGTTTCTGGATGTCGTTCAGTAACCCCCGTCGTAACGAGGGCTACTTCTTCGAGGCGTTCCACTCTAAGCGTGCGTTCTGGAACACCCGCAACATTGACGCTCGCACCGTTGAAGAGACGGATAAGTCCGTTTATCAGCAGATCATCGACGAATACGGCATCGACTCACCGCAAGCCAAGGTGGAAGTCTATGGCGAGTTTCCTTCTGAGGGTGATGATCAGTTTATTCCTCCTAGCCTGGTGGATCAGGCTATTGCTCGCTCTGCTTATAAAGACGAAACCGCACCGATAGTGATTGGCGTAGACCCTGCTCGATCTGGCGCTGACTCCACGGTTATTGCCGTGCGTAAGGGGCGAGACATTCTTGCTATCAAGCGCTTTAAAGGCGAAGACACAATGGAGATTGTTGGCCGAGTTATCGACGCGATTGAAGAGTACCAGCCCACACTCGTCGTCCTCGACGAAGGCGGATTAGGCTACGGCATCCTTGATCGCTTGAAAGAGCAGCGCTATAAGGTGGTGCGTGGCGTTAACTTCGGATGGAAGTCTAAGACCCCGGCTATGTGGCAGAACAAGCGTGCAGAGTTGTGGGGCGAAATGAAGTCGTGGCTGAAAGACGCTGCGCTACCCAATGATAGGCAGTTAAAGGCTGACCTAACAGGACCAAAACAGAAAATTAATTCCTCTGGCTCCATCTTGTTGGAGTCGAAGAAAGACATGAAATCGCGTGGCCTTGCATCGCCTGACGCTGCCGATGCCATCGCCGTCACGTTTGCGTATCCAGTGGCGCACCGCGAATACCGCGAGCGACCGCGCACGATTACCACGAGCCGCGAGAGCGGCATGATTAACACTTGGATGGGTGCTTAATGGCTAAGAAGTCTGTCAGCCTCTCAGTTGGTAGAGGAGAAAAGCAGTCCGTGTCAAGAGGGGCGGGATTGACCGCGAAAGGCCGTGCAAAATATAATCGTGCAACGGGGTCTAATTTGAAGGCTCCGGCGCCCAGTCCGAAGACAAAAGCGGACGCAGGACGTAAAAAGTCGTTTTGCGCCCGCATGAAAGGGGTCGTTCGCAACGCCAAGGGGCCAGCCGAACGCGCTAAAGCATCTTTAAAACGATGGAAATGCTGAAATGGCTGCAAAAAAGGGACTATATGCGAACATTCATGCTAAACGCGCTCGAATCGCTGCGGGATCGGGCGAAAAGATGCGTAAACCGGGTTCTAAGGGCGCTCCAACGGCTGCCAATTTCAGAAAGTCAGCCCTTACCGCCCGAAAACCCCGTAAAACCTCCAAAAAAGGCTAAGAAACATGTACGGAAAGAAAAACCCCGGTCCAATCGGCGTGTCCCCCGGCGCAACAGTCGGTGACATGATCCAAAACAGCCGGATGCAGAAGCCCCGGATGCCTGCTCCGCGTATGCCGAAGCGCGTTAACGAGGATATGATCCGCACTGCGGTCGATTTCCGACCGACTCCGATGAAACGGGGTATGCGTTAATGCCTCTCGTAAAGTCCGCCTCTAAGGGGGCTTTTCGCAAGAACAT